GATTCTTTAGATTTTTATATCAAGGCAAATTCTTCAAATGGAAAACGAGGAGTTATATTTGCTAAGTTGAGATCTTCTGGTTCTTTATTTACAAACCTGTCCTATTATTTAAATGGTAAGTTGGTCAGAGAGCCAGTTATAGATATACAGCAGTGGTACTCTTTTGGTATTTCTTTTAACTCATCTTTAAGTTTTAACAACTATTCTGGAAGTATTATTTTAAAATATCTTATGATGTTTAATAATATTTCTTTTTATCAAGGAACTCCATTACAAGTTGTCCAGCGGTTGATTTTAAGAACTTGGCAAGAGGTTTTCGATGAGGAGTCTAATTGGCAGGCTTGGGCCAGCGAAGGTGACTGGAATAATCTGTTGATTAGGTCTAGAGATTCTAGATATATTGTTAATCCGTCAGAGGTTTATAAGACATATATTGGTAATCGCACTGTTGTAGTCGATGATCTTAATAATGATTTTAGAATAGTTTCAAGTAGCATATCCTCATATGAAAACGCATCTTGGCAAGAATATATTATAACTCCAGCATAATATGGTATACTTGTGGTTATGAATAAGCCAAAATCAGAAAAAGTTGGTAAGTCTAAGATCAAGTTAATTGAAAAAGGCTATGATTGGGGTATGTATATTTGGATAAAGCCTAATGGAAAAGCGTTCGGAGATGGTCATGGAAATCTGCTTAACATACCAGCCATGCGTGGCGACTTGCAAAAAATGGCTGAATTAAGAAGAGCAGCGGAATATTATGGCTGTGAAGGTGGTCATGCAGAATTTCATCCAGGAATTAAAAGAGTAAGTGAAATGGAATACACAGAACAACTATCAAGAATGCGTGAAGGTCTTATTCCAAATATGAACGATCTTGGCGCAGTTTATGATGCACAACAAACATTAAAGGTACATGGTGAAGAATAATGAATGAAGATTACATACTTGGTGCATCCATTAGTGATCCCGTAGAAAAAGATGACACTTTTAAAAAGAGTGACCCGTTCAATAAATCTTGGGATGATTTAAAAGGTTTAGGAAACTTAGATCAAAACTTTAAAAGACGCACATCAAGAAATTTAGGTAAAGTAGATACAGCAGCAAATGCATATCTTAACAGTGCTAATTCAAGTCCAGCGGGAGTTGAAGATGCAAGGTCAAAGGCCATCAATCCTGGTGCTGTAATTAGAAATGGTTATGGATTGTTTGATGTTATTACACCACCGTATAATCTTTACGAGTTAGCAAACTATTATGATACTTCTTTTGCAAATCACGCAGCAATTGACGCAAAGGTAGAGAACGTTGTTGGTCTTGGATATGATTTTGTTATTGGCTCAAGAACAATGCTTAAACTTGAAAATGTTGAAGATGAAACTGCATTGGGTAGAGCAAGAAAGCGCATTGAACGTGCAAAGATTGAAATGAAAGATTGGCTAGAAAGCCTAAATGATGATGATAGTTTTACAAAAACAATGGAAAAAATTTATGTAGATATGCAAGCAACTGGTAATGGTTATATGGAAATTGGTCGTACAGTTACTGGTGAAATTGGATACATTGGACATATTCCTGCAACAACAATTCGTGTTCGTAGACTACGTGATGGATATGTTCAGATTATTGGCCCTTCTGTAATATACTTTAGAAATTTTGGGGCAAAAAATCCAAACCCAATTACAACAGATCGTAGACCAAATGAAATTATTCACTTCAAACAATATTCTCCATTAAATACATATTATGGAGTTCCAGATATTATTGCTGCACTTCCAGCACTTGTTGGAGATCAACTAGCAACTCAATACAACATTGATTATTTTGAAAACAAAGCAGTTCCAAGATACATTATTACACTTAAGGGTGCAAAGTTATCTGCTGATGCAGAAGATAAGATGTTTAGATTCTTGCAGACTGGTTTAAAGTCACAGTCTCATAGAACACTTTATATCCCACTTCCTGGAGATAGTGAAAACAATAAGGTTGAGTTTAAGATGGATCCAATTGAAAATGGAATTCAAGAGGCTTCATTTAATGAATATAGAATAAGAAATCGTGACGATATTTTGATTGCTCACCAAGTTCCTATTTCTAAATTAGGCGGTGCAGACAGTGGTTCAATTGCTGCTGCTTTGGCACAGGATAGAACATTTAAAGAACAGGTTGCTAGACCAGCACAACAAGAACTAGAAAAACTTATCAACAAGGTTGTTCGTGAAAAAACAGACATTCTTGAACTTAAGTTTAATGAACTTACACTGACTGATGAAATTGCACAGTCTCAAATTCTTGAAAGATATGTAAAGACTCAAGTAATGATGCCAAATGAGGCTAGAGAAGTCATAGGTTTGCCACAAAGACCAGATGGAGATGCACCATTTGAGATGTCTGCAAGACAAGCAACAGATGCTAGAGCAAATCTTGCTGGAAATAGAGAAAGAGATGCTGAAAGAACAAATAACAACTCAGACTCTCCTTCCACAATTTCTGGAAGAAATCCACAGGGAGAGGGAAGGTCTTCCACATAATATCAACAAACTCATAAAAAAGTTGATATAATGGATGTGATATGAGTATCATTAATAAAGCCCATTGGTCAACAGAAGGAGACAACGTAAGGTTGTCAATGCCTTTTGCCAAGGTTGACAAGGAACGTAGAATTGTATCAGGTTTTGCGACACTTGACAATCTTGACAGACAAAACGATATTGTCACAACTGACGCCAGTTTAAAGGCTTTTTCTAAGTTTAGAGGGAACATCCGTGAGATGCATCAGCCTTCTGCTGTAGGCAAGATGGTTGCATTTAAAGAAGATAAGTATTTTGATCCAGACTCAAAGAAGTTTTATTCTGGAGTTTTTGTTTCAGCATATGTATCAAAAGGCGCACAAAATGCGTGGGAGAAAGTGTTGGATGGAACATATACAGGTTTTTCAATTGGCGGAAGAATGAACAAGTGGGACGATGGTTATGATGAGAAAATGGATAAGCCAATTAGAATTATAAAAGATTACGATCTTGTAGAACTATCCCTTGTTGATAATCCAGCAAATCAGTTTGCAAGTATTATTTCAATTGAAAAGGTTGATGGTGTAGATGTTCTTAAAGGTTCTGCAGCAGACATTGTTGTAGAAAATGTATTTTGGGATAAAGATTCTGGTCTTGTAATGGTTTCTGAAAATGAAACAGAAATCAGCCCAACGTCTGGTCAACCTATGAAAAATATAGGTTTTGTTGAGAAAAACGATAATGAAAAAACAGACATGATAAAGTTCTTAGTTGATAGTGCCAAAGGTATTAGTACAACTGAGATTCAAAAGGAGGTAAGTCCTATGACAAACGAAACAACAGCAGTTGTTGAAGATGTTGAGGTCGCTCCAGAGGCAACAGATGTTGATACTGTTACCAAGAGTGTTGAAGTTGAAGAAGCACCTGTTGCTGAAACAACTGAGGCAGCCGAAGCAGTTGTTGAGACTGAACTTGCCAAGTCAGAAGAGGTTGCAGTAGCGACCGAAGAGATTGCAAAATCTGACGAGGTAGTAGTCAATGCAGTTGCCGAAATTAAAGAGACTCTTGCGAGTGCCTTTGGCGATCTAGCAGCAACTATTAAATCATTAAATGAAGAGACCATGAAAGTGGTCCAGGCTCAAGTTGCTGAGTTAAGCAAGTCCATTACAGACGTATCTAAAGAGGTTAAGAACGTCAAAGAAAGTAATGCTGAGTTTGGAAAGAGAGTAGACGCTGTAGAGCAAGATACTGCTTTCCGCAAGTCTGGCGATCTAGGCGAGATCGTACAGGAGCCAGAAATGGTTCAGAAATCCTTATGGGGCGGTCGTTTCCTCGCAACTGACCTATTCAAATAAGGAAATTCACTAGGAGGTGAACAATATGTCAGAAGAAATTATTAAAAATCAACCAGGTAGCGGTGGTGCATCAGACTCGGGTCTATACAACTCGGATGGTGGCTTCGCTTCTGGTGGAATCGGTGGTGTTTCAAGCCCAGGTGCAGACACCTTGGGTAACATCCCAACAGCACAATTCGGTGTAACAACTGGTGCAAACGCTGTAAATCCTTCGGGATCTGCTGCTAGTGGAATTCTGAGACCAGAACAGGCACGTCAATTTATTGATTATGTCTGGGATGCTACAGTTCTCGCTAAGGATGGCCGTAGAGTTACTATGCGAGCCAACACAATGGAACTTGAAAAAGTTAACGTTGGTGAGCGTGTTCTTCGCGCTGCTGCTCAAGGTGATGGTGCTTACACCAACACTGGCGCAACATTCAGTAAGGTAGAACTTACAACCAAGAAGATTCGTCTTGATTGGGAAGTCACTACAGAGGCACTTGAAGACAACGTTGAAGGTGCAGCACTTGAAGATCATCTTGTTCGCTTGATGACCAATGCATTCGGTAATGATATCGAAGATTTGGCTATCAACGGAGATGGTTCAACAGGATCCTTCCTATCAATCATGGAAGGTTTCCATCACATGATTACAACTAACGGAGATGCACACGATTCTGTGCTTCCAGCCGTTACATCTGATAACTGGACAACACCAGTTATGCAAGGTATTATCAATGCAATGCCACGTAAGTATCGTGCACTTAAGAATAATCTTAAGTTCTATGCAGGTACAGACGTGTTCCAGAGCATTGTCCGTAATAACGGTACTCTTGCTGATGCTA